GGCTGCATCGCCACGCGGGATCCTTCAGGCCAATCCCCAGGCTTGTGGTATGCAGCGATGTGCTGAAGGCGGGCGAACAATGACATCGGCCCGTATCGGTCGGACTCCATGTTCTGGATTCGGTCGAAGATGCCGATGTTCTGCGTCGGGTTGATCTGCCGATAGGTCGGATCGAGCAGGAAGTCGTCGAGCCGCATGTACGCGAAGGCCGTGACCTGATCGGCCTCTCGAGGAGACTTGGACAACTCCTGCACGGCCACGTCACGGCGAGATGGCTGCTTCACCCGTTCCTCAACGACCTGACCCTGAAGATAGGGATGAGGACGCTGAACCGTAGTCTCTCCCTGCGGCTTGGTGAGATGGTCGATGACGGTGTTGTTCTTGAACTCCTGCAACTTCCGGGACACGTCGCCCATCAGGTCCTTGCCGCCCGAAGTCTGCATCGAAAGGTAGACCTTCGACAGGCTTTCGATAGCCCCAGGAGGATCGAACTGCGCCTGGGCCTTGATGAGCGGGATCATTCCGTTCGGGAGGCGGGTCGCCATCTCGACCTTCGTGATCGCCTCCATCGCCGTCATCTTCGCGTTCTCAAACTCCGTCCGCGCCCTGATCTCCTCGCGGGTCTTGTTCCGCATGGTCATCAAGGCCATCCATTGGTCGTGGCGGATGGGCACGTTCGCGCCGTTGATCACGATCGCCGGGGTTCCATCATCGAAGAACCCAAGGTCGAATGTCTCCATGCCCACGGGGTCGCCGTCCGCGATTCCGGAAACCGTCAGCCCGAAGTCATTGACATCGGATGCCTTGCCCTTGGCAGACTTACGCATCAGGTCGGTGTACTGATGCTGCGGAGGCGCTGGTTGAGCTGGAGGCTGCTCGGGCATCCCCCCGCCGATTCGCAACTTGAAGTCAGACGGCTTCTCAACGGTTGGAAGGTACGAACCGCCGGGAACGGATTCCTCGGCAGTCGGCTGCGTGACTTGATCAATCTGCATAGTTTCTACCCCTGTCGCCAAACAGCGGCGTTTCCTGATCGACGTCTTCGATGGCGAAGAAGTTCTGGCCGGTATCCGGGTCACGCGCCATCACGCGGCGTTTCCGCTTGCCAGACGGGATCTCTGCCGATCCGGAATCCATGCCCGCCGCGATCTCAGAGAAAAGATCATCATCCGACCATCCTGAAGGAGGCTTTCCGCCGATGGAAAGACCTTCGCTTCCGAGCGCCTTGGACATGCTGAACTTGAACTCAGGCGAAACGCGGCCAGGGCTGTACTTGCCCCCGATCGTGTTCACGCCCTGACCGATGTACCGAAGGCGATCTTCCTCCTCTTCCGCGCGGATGTCGGCTCTCTCCTGCTTCTTTGCCTTCATCACATCGGAGAGATTCTGCGCTCGAGCGGAAGCAGCGCGTTCTTCTGCCGCAATCTGCCTTCCTTCGGCGCGAATTTCAGAGGAAATCTGCCGAGCCTCGAGGTCAGCGATCTCTTTCTCCCTCTCTGCGCGAGCCTCCTCCTTGTCGCGCTTCCTGATCTTCTGGCCGGCTGCTGCGGCCATCGCCGTTCCGAATCCGCGAACGAATCCGCTTTCGGAAGTGGACATGCCTTGGCCGACGCCAAACAGGATGTCCTCCATGTCCTTGTTCGTGAAGGAGAACGGAGACTTCGTATCGGACGGCATGTCGCTTTCGTATGACGGCATTTATCCTCCTGGCGGCGGGGGAACAAATGAGTTCCCAAGATTTGTTCCTGCGGCTCCCGTGAATCCTCCGGCGAAAGACCCGAGCATCTGACCGAGCGGGGCCCATGCCGCGCCGGAAAGCTGGGCGGCCTGTCCTCTGAATCCGGACTGGATGTTGAGACCCTGCTGGATCATGGCGTATTGGTTGTTCAGCGCCGTCTGCTGCGCAGAGGCAATGCCTTGGCTGTACTGCTGGTACAGCGCCGACATTCCTCCTGCCTGGGCCTGTCCCATCGCTCCGAGACCCTGGCCCATCTGCGCGGAAAGCGTCGACATTCCTCCGGCACGCTGCGCCTCGAGCGCAGACAGCTGGGATGCGTACTGCTCGCGGAGCGCGGCCTCCCGCAGAGCGCCCTGGGTTCCGATGCCCTCGATCCTCTGTTGGCCGAACGTAGTCTGTCCGAGTCCCGTGAACGCTGCCCGTGACGTCGCCGCGCGCTGCTGCGCCTCCGTCTGCTGCCGCATCATCTGAATGGTGGCATCGCGACCGGTGCGCATCTCCCCGATGGCACGCTCCATCCCTGCCGCGTACTGCGTCCTCGCCTCATCGAAGTAGCGTGTGTAATCGGCCTGTGCCCTGCCCATCTCCTCGCGGAACAGGCCGATATTCGCGGTCCGCTCCCGCGTGAACTGGTCGATGATGCTTGTGGCATCGGCTCGGTACTGCTGACCGAGATTGGCGAATTCCGTCCGCATCTCGCGACCGACGCGACCAAGCGCCCGTCTACGGGCGCCGGCTCCGCCGCTGAGTAGTTCGCTGAACACAGACATATCAGTCTCCTCGGCTCTTGCCGACCTGTCCAACTATCATCGACATCCTCTCAATCGACCACGGCTTGCCATCCGATGCAATCGTGACATAGGCCGCCTCAGCCCTGATTCGGCACTTCTTGGCGTTGTTTCGGCCCGGCGCAAGTTCCGCGATCTCAGTAACTTCCGCAGAAGAGAACGAGGCGTTGCTCACCCGAACTGTATCCTTCTCGTCCGGTGAGATAGGAGTCTGGATGAGATTCTCCATCAGGCCGTTCGGGCTTCCTTGGTCGGGCGTGATCTGACGGTACTCGTCCACCGTGGTGACGAAGTCCTCGAGGATCCACCGCGTTCCATTGAAGCGAATGACCCAGTCGCCCGGGCCGTTGAAGACACGGTCGGTTCCATTTGAGAACGGATCCGACTGCGAGTACTCGCCGAACGGCCGGATCGCGAACCGGCCGTCGATCGTGTTCGTCGGAGTGTCGTTGTAGTCTCCGCCGTCGTATGTCGGCGATGGAGATGCGACCGTAGCGCCTCCGCAATCGATGACCAACGGGTTCAGGTCGCTGACGAATATCTTGTCCACCTGAAGACCGAGCGCAGCCTGGGCAGTCTCGCCAGTCGATATGGACAGCACGGGAGGCTCGCTGGCATCCGTCCAGTCATCAGGGACCTCATAGATATCCTCCGCCATGTCCACCCGGACTTCATTGATCTGAATCCGATACGGCAATGGAGCGATGATCGGTCCCATCGTCAGGCTGCTCCTGACGAACTGGGTTCGCTGCAACTCCGGATCCTCCCCGATGCCGGCGTAGTAGCCATCGATGCCGCGCGGCGATCCTCGGTCGATGACGGAAATCGAATCCGATCCTCCCATGAACAACTTGCCCGTCGTCGTTCTCGAGGTTCCGACGTAGCAGGCCGATGACGGAGCGTACATCTCCGGATCGGAGAACCGTTGCGGCCAGAAACTGTCCGTCTTGAGGTCGTAGTAGAGGTGGACGCTCGACTGCTCAACGCCGCTCACGGACAGGAACACCCATACGCCCTCTCGGTCCGGGTCGTAGCAGAGGACCGGAAAGACCTGTCCTGTGGCAAGCGATCCAATCAGGCTTTCGACCGACGGGGCGATGGAAATCTCATCAAGGGTCGGAGATTCGGTGACGGTTCCCGTGGTTGTCAGGGTCTTGATCTTCGCTCCGCTGCCTGTCCCATCGCTTCCGATCAGGGAACGGAGAGTTCCTCCGGCCAGCGGCCCTGAGCCGCCGATGGCGGGAGTCCCGAAGTCGATCCGAAGGAAGAACGAGTCCAAACGTCCTGCGCTGACCCGGTTGCCACGGTTGAAGTTGAAGTCGTTGGCGTTCAGGAAGTACAGGCCATCGTTCGCAAGGATGAATGCGCCCTTCTCCTGAGACTGGCAGAACGCTCGCCGTCCCGCAATTCCGATGGAGCGGGTCAGGCTGACCATCGACACGGATTCCTCAAACACAGGATCCGTGGTCAGGAATGAGAACGAATTCGTGCATCCGAACATCAGCCCGCTTTGGGCGAACGGGAAGATGGCGACGATCGGATCGCCCAATGTTCCGTAATCCGCATACGTGCTTCCGCTCACGGATCCGATGTAGTCATTGCCGGTCCATCCATCGGTAGGCCCAGATGCTCCCGAATGCGGGTAAGGCGCATCTGGAGCGCATGCAAACCAAACATTCGGAGTCCTCTTGTACCCGGCAAGTACGAGTCTCGGACCCCAGCGGCAGATCAATGTCGCCCGTTCTCCGGGCTGAACGCTATTTGGGTCGGTGTGGTATGGCCCATGCTGCGGACTGGCAGAACCCCATATCTGAACGGCCGTGGCGCTCGAGGGATTCACAAGGTCGACGAACACGTAGTTCGTTCCGTCGACGAAGTAGAAGTACTCGTTGAACTGGACTCCCTCAACCAGCTTGTCCGTGACAAGTTTCGCGGATGCCTGATTGCCGAATGCAGTTGGAGTGACGGGCATCGCGCCATGCGGGTTGGCGTAGTACACGATTCCAGCGCGCACGAAGATCAACTTCTCGACGAGGACTCCGCTCTCATAGACGCGGTACGTCGACATGAACTGAACGTCGCCGAGGTTGTACCGCTGCGACCCGTTCCTGACGCTGAGGCGCATGCGGCCGTTCCACACGTCCGCCGGCATCACGTTCAGGCATGACGGCGTCATGCCGGGAGGCACGACGCTGTACGGAGACTGCTCCGTGAAGCCCTTGAACGGAAGCTGGACTTGGACGTGGGTCATGCGGTTCTATTCAAGATGATGCTGAATGCGGCCCCGGCATTGGTGATCGCTGCGCCATCTCCATTGGTGCAAGCGGTATTCGTGATGACGATCGTGCTGCTCGAGCCGTTGTTGTAGATCAACACCCCGCGCCACGTCTGTCCGGCAGGGCACCGGATGTTCGACGTCCCTGACGATGAATTTGTGAACACGGTCGGAGTCGTAGTCCACGTTGCGCCGATCAATTCATCCTGCGGGACGGACGATGCATTGCACGTGACGATCGCGCTCTGCCCTACGCGGTTGATCTCCAGGTAGTTCTTCGTCGCCGCATCCTGGGCGTTGGTCGGATCGACCACGTTGCTGATCGTGCCCGTGGTCATGTTGAGGTTCCCGGAAACCTCGAGATTGCCTCCGAGCGTGGTATTCCGCGATGAGTCAATGGAGATCGCCGCGACCCCACCGGTCGCGATGGCCAGTTCATTCGTGGCAGGAAAATAGATGCCCGTGTCCAAGTCGCCTGTCCTGGCGATGGCGGGAGCGCCTACGGCTCCTGCGGCGAATGATGCGATGCCGGCGATGGTCGCCGTCCCCTTCAGGTCGATCGACTTCGCGATGAGATCGACGCCCTCGGTTGCATCCATGGCCCATGAGTTCTGCGCCGTCCATGACTTCCACGCGCCGTCGTACACGCGGGAGTAGGTCTTCGCCGGCTGCGAGTTATCGGCGTCGGTCCACAACTGCTGCACAAGGATTGATCCGACCTTCACGACGAGCATGGTGATGCCGCCGTCAGCCGCCTTGATGTCGATCGGAGCCGCAGGGACGTTCGACATTCCCGTGACCGTGGAGAACCGATAGATGCCGGGAAGCTGGTTCGCGGCGTCGTTCAGGTCCTGGCTCGTAGGCGATGAATAGACCGGGAGCGTCCCGTTGAGCCACCCGAGGGTGTTCCATGCCGTGCTTCCGTCTCCGACCTTGACCTGACCGAGGGTCGTGTCATATCCGATCTCCCCGGCGGCGAGCGCAGGATTACCACTTGACCAATTTGCGGTCGTGTCTCGGCGGATTTGGATCTTGGCGGTCACTTGTCTGCCTCCTCAACCCATCTCGGGCTGACCACGTACATGCCTTCAGGGATATCGATGCAGTTCGACGACAGCGTCCATTCGCCGTCAATCAGCATCCACACCCTTCCCTTGATTCCCGGGCCCGTCCGGATCGGGCTTTGGTCGGGAATGAACACCGCCCTGCTCCCGCCGCAGCCACTCGCGGATGCGAGCGCCAGCACGGCGAAGACGAGGAGCGTCAGGAACAGCATCGACCGCAGACGATCCGCGTTCGATGCGCCTCTCGACGTACCCGATGAGAGCGAGCGCCAGCTGGGCGATGATCCTGTCAAGCACCGACTCCCGCCTGTTCGGAGGTCACGTTGTTGTCGCGGGCGAAGAAACCGATTCCGATCAGGCCGAGGGCGCTGATGACGGCCTCGACGGAGAACACAGTCTGCGGATCGGCGTCGAACAGGTACGAGACCTGAGACAGGATGATCGCGAGTCCGGCAGTGATGCCCGCCACGGTGGTCTTCCAACTGCTCTTCATTACTTCGTCCTTTCGAGGTTCTCGAGTCGACGCTGGATCTCCTCCAGCGTCTTGTTGTGCATCGCGTCGGCAACCGCCGCCGATGCCTGTGCCTTGGCGAGGTCGTTGACCGCCACCGCCAACTTGTCGATGTCGGTCCGCGTCTGGTTCAACTGCTCGGTCTTGCCCCCGAACGTGAACAGGATCGTGGCGATGCCGACGATCATGGTCGCGATCTGGAGTATGCCGACTAGGTTCGTCTGCTTCTGATCGGTCACGACCATGCTCCGCTCGTCTTGATGAAACTGGTGGCGAGTTGCCACGCGCCGGAAACCTTGATGTACACGTCGGACTGCTGCCACGTTCCCGCGACCTTGATGTAGGCGACGGTTCCAGATGGTGGCGCTCCACCTGTGGAACGAAGCAGGGTCAGGAACGTCATGCCAGCGTCCTCAGAGCCGCGAGGGTGGCGCTGGTCTGGTCGATCTCGTTCTGAAGACGAGTGACCTGATCGACGTCACCGACCCTTGTTGCCTCACTCAGAAGGAAAGCGAGGTGCGAGATCCGGTTCTCAGCAAGTTGGATGAGTTGGGCGATGGTCATTGCAGGATCATCATTCTTGTGAGGTTGAAGGTTCCGTTTTGTCCCAGATAGAAGTACGGAATCTCCGTTGCGCCATCCTTGTAGGTGCAGATTTCTGCGACATAGTTCGCTGTTTCGCTGGTCACGTTGAGCGGGCAGAACCCATATCCGCTCATTTGATTGAGTCCGCAATCGAACTCATATACCCGTTGGCTGTTGTTGAAGTACAGGTACAGACGCCCGTTCTTGTGCGCAGCCTTAGATCCCGTGGTGACGGTCAGCGAACTTCCTCTCGACCATGTGACGGTTGACCATGAGTTTGCGGCAATGTCGTATCTATTGATGTTTGAGTTTGAGTTTCCTTCAAACGAATAGATGTATCGACCGTTCTGGATGTTGTTCTCATCCGTCCATGCGGGAGATGGGTGACCGAACACCCAATGCGCAGTAACGCCGTTTCCAGTTATCTGCGCGCGAGCCCCCATCGTGGTCCATGTTCCAGTCGACAGCGTGAGCCGATGGGTGGCTGTCGCGGAATTACCCGTGACGTACAGATAATCGTCGTTTCCTTCGATCGAGTACGTCGATGTCGCATCAGGCGTCGTGGTCCAGTTTGCGCTGACGGTCAGCTGGGTTCCCGTGTTCGCCGAGATGGTGCGGATCTGCCCTGCTCCAGTCCCTCCCACGATGCGAACCTGATGGTTCGTCCATTGGTTCGTCGCCCAGTTCTTCGCTGAATTGGACAGGGTGTTCAACCCCGCCGACGTGGCTGTTCCTGTTGCGAACGACAGGAAATCCGAGTGATACCAAGACGGAGTGGTGACGATCTGCAATGAGTTTGAAGGCGTGAACGGAAGGGTGTTTGAAGAGGCATTGGTCCAAGTACCGAGTGCAAAGTCGTAGTACCTGAATGATGTAGCGACCGTTGATCCGCCGCTCATCACGTACCACCTCGGAGTGATGAGGCGGTAGGTGGTCGCCGTGGTGGTCGATGCGCTGAATGCCGTCGTGACGGTGATGACCGCGTTCGCTCCGATCGTGTTCGATGCGATGACGCGAACATCTCCAGCCGCGGGACCAGATGTGATGTGGATTCGGTATCCGGCGAGGTTTCGCACCAACGTCAGGTTCGTGTTGATCGTCGTCGTAGAACCGTTTGCAGACGCCGTACCCGATGGTCCGATGGCGGTGCATGCGCCATGCGATCCGAACGTGATTCCGGATCCGCCGAGAGATGGGTTCTCGATGTTGTGGAAGCCATCCGTGGACGGGTTGTACAGATGCATGCCTGTTGCGCTGGCGGCAGCGGCAAAGAGCATCAACTGCGTGTGGTGCGGACATGTGCTGAAGAAATGTCCGATTGACGGCTGGGTCGGCGTTTGACCGAGCATCTCCCACCGTGGGATGTCGAGGATTGGTCGGTTTCCGTTTGTCGTTGGCATTTATGTCACCGAGATATTTTGTCGGGTCTGGAATGATGTCACGTTCATCATTCCAACGAAAGCGCCATATGCAGGTCGGTTTCCGATGTTGGCGATGTCAGTCACGGAACTCACGGCACTCACCGTGGTTACGCCAAGTACGGAGGTGACTTGGTTGACTTGGTTGAGGCTGGAGTTCGTGTCGAAGACGACCTTCGCGCGCCGTGCTGAATCCATGAACTGAAGATGCGATGCAAGCGCGGACACGGTCATGCGAAGCGCCTCGACTGCCTCGATCAACTCGCCATATGCAGCCATCGGCATCGGGTTGGTCGCGCTCACGTCGACTGCGGTTCCATCGACTCCCGTGACGGGCTTGACGCGCTGGAAGAGGACGCCACCGATCTCGTCTGCGGCGACGGTTGCTCCGGATCCCGGCGTGTACCCGACGTTGTCAGCCATGATTCACCTAGTACTTGAAGTAGAGGTCGCCGTCAGCGCCAAGGCCGCTGCTCGGTGTTGTCGTGCCGGAGTATATGGTCGGTACGGATATCGCAGAACGAGCCGCCGCCGCATCCGCTGCGGTCAGCACGTTTCGACCTACTGACGTGCTGTTGGAGATGTCGGTGGCGACATGAGTGTGGCTCGACGCAGCCTTGCCATCGAGCGTTGTCTGAAGGTTCGTCACGTCGGAGATGACGTGCGTGTGAGCGAGAGGCGTTCTGGCATCGCTGAGTCTGGAATCGTTTCCGATGCAGACGGTCGAGGACGTTGTCCCAGTCGGGATTCTTGCAATGTTGAACGTGCCAGACGTCACGTCCGCAGCCGAATGCACGTGGCTTGTAGCCGCCTTGCCGTCAAGGGCGGTCTGAAGACCAGTCACGTCAGAGATGGCGTGGGTGTGGACGGATGCAGCCTTGCCATCCAACGACGTCTGTAGGTTGGTGACGTCGCCGATGACATGGGTGTGGGCTAGCGGGGTACGCGCATCCGACAGCCTCGAGTCGTTGCCGATGCAGACCGTCGACGAGCTGGTTCCCGTCGGGATTCTGGCGATGTTCAGAGTCCCGGACGTGATGTCGCCCGCAGCGTGGGTATGGCTGGCTGCTGCCTTCCCGTCCAGCGTGGTCTGGAGATTCGTGACGTCGGATATGGCATGGGTATGCGATGCGGCCGCCTTGCCGTCCAGGGATGTCTGGAGGTTGGTCACATCGGATATCGCATGCGTGTGCGCGGTAGGGGTTCGCGCATCGGACAGGCGCGAATCGTCTGCGCGAACCGCCTTGGTGCTGCTGCTGACCCCGCTCGCCGCGAAGTCGACGGTGAACGTCCTGTCCGTGGACAGATCGCCGCCGCCCGTCAATCCGGTTCCAGCTGAGATCGTTCGGAGGGTGTCCACCAATGCGGCGTTCGGGTCGGAGATTCCGTTCGCGACCAGCGATCCCGACTGCAACTTCAGCCCGTTGCCGACGGTGATCTCCTGAACAGATCCGACCGACGTGACGCCTCGGCCGAGAAGCCGTGTTCCAGTCACGTCCTGGATCTTTGCGTAGGTCACGGCGGCGTTGTCGATCGTGAACGTCGCCCCTGACCCGCTCACCGTGATGTCGCCACGGTCGCCATCCGACAGCCCTGTTCCGGGAGGACCCTGCGATCCGGATGGACCCTGGGTTCCATCGAGCACCATCAGTTCCCATTGGGATGCCGGCGGAGCGACGTTTGAGTTCGCCGTGACAGCGATGAACACGCTGTTGCCTGATCGAACGACGTCGCCGACGACGTATGAGTCGTTGGCGTTCCATACCCCCCGCCATCGGATGTTGCTCGCCGCCGTGGCGGGAAGTATCACACCCCCGGCGGCAATACCCAGCCCGAGCGATAGCGCGTCGGATTCGCGACGAAAGGGGCTGACACGATTCGGCAGCAACCTCCCGTAATCCCGCTGCTGGATTCCATCCTTGATCGCGACCGTGTTGTACAGCGGGCCGTTGTCGATCTCGATGAGCCGCGCCGAAAGACCTTCGTCCTCGTAGGCAAGCCCAAAGGCCCGGGCATACGCAATGAGCAGCGCTTCGGCGTATGCTGGGACAGGAATCTGGTAGTCAGCCGAGGTGGCGTCGCTGATCGCGACCCACTTGGCACGGTATCGGATGATGATTGCGTCGGCCGTGGTGGTCTGCGGGGTCGGATACAGGTCGAGCCTGACATCCGGCATCCCTGAGCCGTCCGCGAGAGGGCTTCCGTTGGCCTGCGCCCAAGGGCGAGACATGGCCGCGTAGAAGGCTCCGTCGATGAGGCCCGGCTCCGCGCTTGTGCGGAGGATCTCAATCTGCTCCGGACTTGTCAGTTCGACCCGCCATCCGAGTCCGGCCTTGCAGACGAGGCTGACGATCTCCTC